GACGGACTTGGGACCGTCTTTGTGGTTTAGTGGGGATTACTCCCCACCCCTCACCTCCTCTTTACTTGTTAAATTCTGCAACATAGATAACATGATCAAGCGTTTCTATATCAAAATAAGTATATTTCCGTGTGGGTCCGCTTGGGTGATTACGCTGTAAAGATGATAAAATATAACATTCCTGTTTTTCACCCTTGTAATTTTTAATTACTGTTGTATTTTTTAATACTCTCATTTCCGATGTGCGTTCTCCAAAAAACTTTAATGTGTCGTGATCGAAATAATGTCCTTCTGGGTTCTTGCTATAATAGTCCTGAATAAATTTCCATGTCTTTCCACTGTAGTTTTTAATTGCTGCCGTCATCTTAATCTCTCCCCCTAATTTTATTGCGCCTCTCCTAAACCCCTGGCACGACTATATAATACACCTTACACGGCAGTTGTATATAGGTCTATAGGCCCATCTTTTTTATATCTAAAATTAAAATTTAGATCATCTAAAACACACATTTAGATCATCTAAAATGCACTTTTAGATCATCTAAAATTGCAATTTAGATACGGAGCAGTGATAGCAAGACTTTGCAAGTTCACACTTTATTTTTTAAATTGTGTCTCCGGAGGTACTTGACAGGCATGATATAATAAAGAATCTTTTAAGATCCTAAGTACTTAAAAGATTTAAAGATTAAGATCTAAAGATTAAAATCTCTAACCCCAGGAACGCCAAAAATGAAGGCAAATTAAAATACTGCCGTTCGCTATCGCTCACTGACATATATTTTAAAGTCAAATATTAAATTGGGACTGTAATTTAAAGTTGGAGTTTGTAATGTTTGATTATGACTGTGTTCGTAAGAGCGGATAGATTAATTGCGAATAATTGCGGATATTTTGAGAGAGGGGAAAAAGGGCTTGATTTTTTGTATCTGTCAATGGTAAAATATGTATAGTAACACAACTAGGCTTTGTAGCTTAATAATTCAAATTATTCCCTTTGAGACTTCGTTCTCAAGGGGATTTTTTTATAGATATTTTTTGTTGCAAGAGGTGGTGGGGCGAATTCGCAAATTAAATGACAAACAAGAATTGTTTTGCCAGGAGTATATTAAAGACGCAAATGGAACGCAGTCCGCTATTAGAGCGGGTTATTCGGAAAAAACTGCCGGAGCAATTGGAAACAAGTTGCTTAAAAAGTTCGAAGTTAAGAATCGTATCAACGAATTGTCCCGCCCAATTGTCGCAGAAGTTTATGAACATGTTAAGATCGATAAGGAATGGGTCGTTTCAGCAGCAGTAAGGATTGCAAAAAATGGCATGCAGGAAATATTGACTCCGCTCAAGGATAAGGACGGCCTCGAAGTTTATAAAATGCTAGACGCTCGTTCGGCTAGCAACTCACTTAATTTAATAGCTGATGTCTTGGCAATGAAAACTACAACTCAATTAAACGTTGAAATGTCGCCCAAACAGCTGTTAGAGATGGTCGAAGCTAGGCAGGCACTCACTACAAGCCACGCAGAGCCACCTGTTTTAACTCGGGAGGATACTTTATACCTCCCTTCTGAGGGTAAAAGTGATGGATGAGCGCATAGTTGACCTTGTTATCTCATGGCGTAACGATCCCGTTAAGTTTGTTATTGAGTGTCTCGGAGTTGTTCCTTCGCCTCAACAGACTGAAGCGTTACGGGCTTTTGCCTGCGACAATGCAAGAGTGGCTATTAAGTCCGGGCATGGTACGGGCAAATCAACGTTGTTGTCCTGGCTGATATTATGGGGGATTACAACTCATCAGCATATTAAAATCCCTGTTACAGCTCCTACGGCTCATCAGTTAAGCGATGTGTTATGGTCGGAGGTCCGCAAGTGGGGGGACAAACTGCTTGAGCCGTGGAAATCTTCCCTTGAGATAACCGCCGACATGGTACGCTATAGCGGTGCCAGTGGGTTTGCTGTCGCTCGTACAGGTCGAAAAGAAAGCCCGGAAGCATTACAGGGGTTCCATGATGACAACCTGTTCTTTCTCATAGACGAAGCCTCCGGAGTTCCTGACGTTGTGTTCCAGGTTGCTCAAGGTACATTGTCAACGGTTGGCGCAAGAGTTCTCATGGCCGCAAACCCTACAAGGAACACCGGCTATTTCTATGATGCGTTCCACCGCAACAGAGACAGATGGCAGCGGCTGACGTTCAGTTGTCTAGATAGCCCGCATGTAAGTCCAGACTACGCCGTTGAGATTGCCGAAGCCTACGGAGCCGACAGTGATATTTATAAAGTGCGCGTTCTCGGTGAGTTCCCGTCAACTAGTATGGCGCAGCTTATAAGCCCTGATTTGATTGACAAGTCTATCCGCCAGGCGCACAGGATAAACGTTTACGGACATATGCCCAAGATCCTTGGCTGTGATGTCAGCTATTTTGGTGATGACAGCAGCGTTATTTATATGCGTCAAGGTTTGGTTGCGCAGGAGTTATGGAGTTCGCGCAACGTGGATACTGCACAGTTTGCACAGGCTATAGCACGTATATGGCGTGAGAATGACTGCGATGCTTGCTTTGTTGATGTTACAGGATGGGGAGCAGGGGTAGTTGATACGCTTCGCACTCTGCATTTTAACCCGATGCCTGTCTACTTCGGAGGCTCGGCTGGTGATTCAACTCGGTTTGTAAACAAGCGTGTCGAGATGTGGTGGAAAATGAAGGAGTGGCTGGAGGCGGGAGGCTGTGTTCCTGACAACACCGACCTGCGTGATGACCTCTGCGCTCCTGAGTATTACTATTCAGCCAACGGGAAGATAGGGCTAGAGCGCAAAGAGGACATGCGTAAACGTGGACTGCCTTCACCTGATAAGGCTGATGCGCTTGCTATGACGTTTGCCGAGGAAGTGCAATGTAACGCTATGATGGATACTCTGTCGCTCATACCTTCGAGGGTTAAGAAGGACTACAATCACCTTGACAGGCGTGGCAGGGGTAAGCGGTAATATAAACTGCCAGTTAGGCGCAATAGTGGTAATTGATAATCATGCTAGCTTGATAGATATACCTAGCATTAATTATGGTGATACCCCCTCACTTTCGAGGGGTTTATCATTTTGTTAACGTCACCGACATGATATCAGTTTCGTGGGGTCAGGTAATTGATGGTTGTTTCCATTTTGGAAATACCCACGGCACAAGTTAAAGGGGTATCACGGAATTGATGTCTCAATGAGGATAGAACTGGCATCTATCGCCCAACGAGGAAATGTGAGGTATTGTCACTCACCATTGAGACACAATTTAACTTGTGCTTCATCTTGTGCCTTTTGTGAGACACAAGTTAGTAAAATATAAAATCCTGTTTTAGTTTTACATAAACTATTTTGTTTTAATTCCTGCACAAAAACCGCTGTTATTTAGGTGTTATTATGCACGAAATAAAGCCAAAGGAGGGATTGTGTGCGAGTATATCCGGTCAACCTGTCGAATGAGTACGAGACCGTAGAGTTTCTTCCGCTGTCTGATATGCACATCGGAAGCCCGTTCTTCAATGATGCGCTGTTTAAGCAGTACATAGACTATATCAAGGCGGCTCCAAACAGGTATTGTGTTCTCAATGGGGATATGATGGATGTAGTTACAAAATGCTCCGTAGGTGATATATACAGGCAGAAGTATTCACCAAGGGAGCAGATAGAGGTCACTGAGAAAGCCTTGTTACCCATTAAAGACCGCATATGGGGCATTATTACAGGCAACCACGAGGATAGGATAGATAAGGAGGTAGGCTTGTCTACACCTGAGATACTCTCATACAAGTTAGATGTCCCATTCTTTGGGCATGAAGTGCTTCTCAAAGTGCGTTTTGGATATAATCCAGCTCGTGGGCGTGATAATTACTATACGATATATCTCACTCATGGGAGTTCTAACGGGCGTACAAGAGGTGCTAAGGCTAACGCAATAGAGCGGTTAAAGAACATTGTCATCTGTGATTGTTATTGTATGGGGCATACTCACGGGATCATTTCTTTTCCCGAGAATGTCTATATACCACAACGACATTGCGATGAGGTTATCAAGAAAACTATGTGGTTTGTCAATTCGGGGAGCTATCAGGAGAGGGAAGGCTACGCTATACAAAAGAATTTCCCACCTGAGGAGTTAGGCTGTCCCATTGTAGAGTTGCACGGAGGCAAGAAGAATAAGAAAATCACAGTTTTACTTGGTAAAGTGTGATGGAACTCACAGAAATAGCGGGGATAATGTGATGGTGGATATTAAGTTAATACAGGGTGATTGCCTGGAGAAGATGAAAGATATCCCTGATGAAAGCGTGGATCTGATCCTGTGCGATTTGCCGTATGGGACGACACAGAACAAGTGGGATAGCGTGTTGCCGCTTGATGAGTTGTGGCGGGAATACTGGCGGGTAGTGAAGCCGAATGGCGCGGTGGTGCTTACGGCGGCGCAGCCGTTTACGAGCACGCTGGTTTGCAGCCAGCTTTCCTATTTCAAGTATGATTGGGTTTGGCGGAAGCCAAAGGGCACCGGGCATCTGAACGCTAAAAAAATGCCGATGCGCGACAAGGAAGACATCGTTGTCTTCTATCGTTCTCAATGCACATACAATCCGCAATTCGGTAGCGGCGAGCCTTACGGCAACAAGGCCGGTAAGGTGGTTGAGAATGGGCTGACCGACAACTATGGGAAATTCGGGACGCATCGTGAGGGGAGCGACGGCAAGCGTTACCCAAAACAGGTTCTAGACTTCCCTGTTGTGGAGCGCGGCACAGTACACCCCACACAGAAGCCCGTAGCCCTCATGGAATACCTGATCCGCACGTACACCAACGAAGGTGAGACGGTACTTGATAACTGTATGGGCAGCGGCACAACAGGAGTTGCCTGTGTCAACACTAACCGCAACTTTATTGGAATAGAACTAGACGAAGGATATTTTAAGATAGCACAAGACAGAATAAATCAAGCTGTCATTAATATAAACAAGCAGGATTCCTTATTTAAAGGAGGACCTAATGGTCAATCTGGCTAAGCTGGCTTCAAAGTGGCAGAAGATACTACGCTTACAGGACTGGGAGGTAACAATAGACTTCTACAGGGCAAGGGAGTTTAGTAACTCTGACGCTCTCGGTGAATGTACGTTTAACATCAACTCAAGGGAAGGCTTTATAAAGATACTCCATCCAACAGATTATGACGGGGAGTATAACTTAGAATGGATCGTAGTCCATGAACTGCTTCACCTTCACTTTGCAGATTGGACAGCGAAGAATAATTATGAATGTCCTGTCAGTGGTGAGCAGGCTATAGACTCTATTGCACAGGCATTAAGCAAGATGGAGTGTATAAACAATGCTTTGCATAAAGAGAATAAAGAGTTGAAAGGGAGGAATAGTTAATGTGTTTTGGGACACCCGATATAAAGACACCTGACATACCTGCTATGAAAGAGGCTGATGAGTCTAAGAGCGGGACATTCAAACAGGCAGCTAAGAGGCGGGGTTATCAGTCGACCATTCTAGCAGGAGAACAGGAGTCAGCGACAGGAAAGAAACGCCTGTTGGGAGAATAAGGTGGTGGCTACATGCCGAAGGAACTGAATATACAAGAGGCTGAGCGATATAAAAGCAGTCTAATGAGGGATAGGCAGTCATGGCTTGACGAGTGGAAGGATATTAGGGATTTCATGCTTCCGTACCACGGTCGCTTTGACGGTGAGAACCCAAATGAGGGCAAGCGCAGGGATGACAAGATCGTACAAAATGCCGCAAAGATGGCATTGCGTGTATTATCGGCAGGACTTTTAACAGGGCTTACCTCTCCAAGTCGACCTTGGTTTAGGTTGGGCTTGCCTAATCCCGAGTTGCGGGACAACGTAACAGTGAGGGCATGGCTTGACGAGGTCGAGCGCAGGATGTACATGGTATTCTCAGAGAGTAACGCTTATCCTGCACTCCATGCTATTTATCAGGAGTTGGGCGGGTTCGGTACAGCCTGTGCCCTTGTGTCTGAAGATGTCGAAGATGTCATAAGGCTAAGGGTTTATACCATAGGCGAGTATGCACTTGGACTTGATTCAAGGCTGAATGTCAATGCTGTATGTCGTGAGATATGGATGACAGCCGGGCAGATGGTCGAGCAGTTCGGTGAGGATAAATGTTCCGACCAAGTCAGGGCGAAGGTTAGAAATCAACAGACCGAAGATTGGTACATGGTCAATCACATCATTATGCCTAATCCTGATAAGCAGGGCAATAGACTGGACTATAAAGGGAAAGAGTTTATATCCGCCTACTGGGAAAAGGGAGCGAAAGGTGATGGGTTCTTACAGGTAAAGGGGTATGAAGAATTCCCGATACTTGCCCCACGTTGGGAAACTATCAGCGGTGATTCCTACGGTAGGGGGCCGTCATGGGATACCATCGGTGATGTCCGTATGCTTCAGGATATGCGTCTTGACACGCTAGAGGCACTGGACAAGCACGTTGACCCGCCTGTAATGATGCCTGCATCTCTCAGGAATGAGAATGTAGATTTAACGCCTGGCGGAGTTACGCTAGTACCTGCTAATGACATGCAGTACGGCATACGCCCGATATACGCTTTTAATCCCAACTTTGAGGGATTGGAGTATTCGATACAGCAGGTTGTCGAAAGGATCAATAAAGCGTTCTACGTTGACATGTTCCTGATGCTCCAACAGGTTGCCGACCAGCAAAAGACAGCGTTTGAAGTTGCAGAGATGACAAGGGAAAAGATGCTCATGCTTGGCCCTGCAATAGAGCAACAGGAAGAAACGCTGTTGAAGCCTCTTATTGAGCGCACGTTTGGGATAATGTTACGCAACGGGCTGTTGCCCGAACCTCCGCAGGAGATACAGGGGCAACCTTTGCAGATAGAGTATGTCTCAATCCTTGCACAGGCTCAGAAGGCTGTCGCAACTACGGCTATTCGTGAATGGGTAGGCATGATTGCCGAGATAGCACAGGCTTTCCCTGACGCTTTGATGAAGGTCAACGCTCCTGAAGTTGTTGACCAGTACGGTGAACTGCTTGGCATACCTGTTAAGCTCATACGTTCCGATGAGGAAGTGGAACAGGCGAAGGCACAACAGGCTAAACAGGCGCAGATGGCACAGATGATGGCAATGGCACAGCAGGGAGCAGGAGCGGCTAAAGACTTGTCGCAGACTGACATGGGTAACAATACAAATGCTATGCAGGCTATGTTTGGCGAGGCTGGTGTGTAATTATGAGGGCTGACCCTAAACGACCAGATGACAAGACAATGCAGTTAAAAGCTGAGCATATAAAGAAACGTGAGCTTGGCGATATAGCTTTCATTATGCAAAGTGTAGAAGGGAGGCGTTTTATATACCGTCTTCTTGAACAGTCATATATATTCAGGACTACAATGCAGGGCAACTCATGGTCATTCTTCTATGAGGGCATGAGAAACTTGGGGCTGTTAGTCTATCAGGACATTATGGAAGTATGCCCTGACCGTTATATTGAAATGTGCAAAGAAGCTAAAAAAATAAAGCAGGAGGATAATAATTATGGCAGAAAATGAGAATACGACTGTTGCACAGGTTGACACCGAAGCACAGGTCGAAGAACAGACACAGACTTCTGACGAAAAAGCAGAAGGGTTATTCACGGAAGAAGGCGCACATGTAACTCCAAAGGAAGAAGCCCCTGTTGGAGGGGATAACGCCGAAGGAGAAAAGGAAGATGTTAAAGCTGACGAGCCTGTCGGTGATGACTGGATGCCTGAACTTCCCGAAGGGTTGTCTGTTGATAAAGAAGCACTAAAAGAGGCTAGGACTCTTCTTAAAGAAATGGGAATATCTCCCGATAAAGCACAGAAACTTGCTGAGTTTCAGGCTAAACAGGTTGAAAGTATTCGGACTAAGACCGCCGAAGCATGGGAAAAGCAAGTATCTGAGTGGGAAAGCAACGTCAAGAATGACCCTCTTTTCAAAGATGACTTTGATGCGAAGAAAGCTATTGCAGAAAAGGGCTTTAAGGAACTCTTTTCTCCAGAGGAAAGAAAATGGCTTGCTGAAACTGGAATATCCAGTTACATCTTCAGAGCCATGTTTAAGGCTGGAGAACGCATAGCCGAACCTCAAGGGGAACTAGAGTCCAAAAGAGGAAACAAGCCACGTTCCAGTGACCCATATGTGGGGCTGGAGGGCATGTTTGGAAGCAAAAAATAACAATCTCAAATAAAAAATAGGAGGAATTATATATGATTATCGGAACAAAACTAAACCTGGTTGACGTAGCATCACGCCTTGATCCTGATGGCGGTATCGCAACAATAGCGGAGATCCTCAACGAGAAGAACGAAGTCCTCGATGACATGATATGGGTGGAGGGCAACCTTCCCACAGGACATCGCTATACTCGCAGGATGTCCATTCCTGCACCGACATGGAGGCAGATAAATAAGGGTGTTGTGCCAAACAAGTCTACCACAACGCAGGAAGATGTCGCTTGCGCCATGCTCGAAGCTTACAGTGAGTGCGACAAGAGGCTTGCTGACCTCAACGGGAATACCGCAGCTTTTAGGGCATCTGAGTCTGTAGCACAGCTTGAAGGTATGGCACAGGAATTCGCTGATACGCTGTTTTATGGCAACGTATCGACCGCTCCTGAGGAGTTCAAGGGGCTTGCCAACTACTACAACGCAATCAGCGCAACTACAAGCAATATAGGCTACAACGTGCTTTCAGCAGGCGGTGCAGGTGATGACAATACCTCAATATGGCTTGTCGGTTGGTCTCCGAGAACAGTCTTTGGTGTATATCCGAAGGCATCTACCGCAGGACTGAAGTTTGAGGACAAAGGACAGGTAACTCTCGGGGATTCCACTAACGGACTTTACGAAGGCTATCGCTCACACTTTGCATGGGACTGCGGAGTTGCTCTCCCTGACTGGCGTTATGCTGTACGTATCGCCAATATTGACGTAAGCAACCTTGCTACGTTCAATACTGCGGCTGACACTTCCGCTGATATTATCACCGAGATGATAAAAGCCTACCACCGCTTCCCGAGCATGAGCGGCGTAAAGCCTGTATTTTACTGCAACGCAACTGTAAAGCAGTGGCTTGACATCATGGCTATGCAGAAGCACAATGTTATGCTTGGCATTAACGACTTTGCAGGAAAGCCCGTAACCTCTTTCTGGGGAGTTCCCATTAAGAAGTGCGACGCTATTACCAACGCTGAAGCAACAGTATCTTAAACTATCCGATAAATCCAGATAGTTAAACTATAGAATTTAAAATAGGAGGAATTAAATATGTTTGTAGATAACAACCTAGTAATGAGCGATGCACAGGTCATTACTGCACAGCAGGCAACAGCAAGCACTAATATAATTGACCTTGGTGCAACAGATAGAAATATACGTAATGACTGCAAGGTTATCTGCCGTGTAGCAGGAGAGGCGTTTGACAGCGCAGGGGACAACGTAACACTTGCTGTGGTACTTGAGACAGACGATGATGTTAATTTCGGAAGCGCAACTACACTTTGGACTTCCGCAACTCTTGCACAGGCAACGCTTGTTGCAGGATATACCATCTTTGAGGCTGACCTGTCGAACTACGATGATAAGCTGGAACGCTATCTCCGCTTCACCTACCAGTGCGGAACTGCCGATGCGACCAAGGGCAAGATAGACGCTTTTGTAGTCCTTGACAGCCATACAGCATAAGGAGGGTTATTGATGGCCTATTTCTTCAGATGGCAAAACCTGCCTAAAATGCTGACCTCCGTGTTCAGCACATCAGCAGGACATGACCATGACGGTGTAAACTCTAAGGCTGTAACTGTTGGAACGATAGCCGCAGGCGCACTTGCAAAGAGTGCAGCTGGGCGGGCTATGATGGCAGATGATTACTTCGATGCAGCAACGGTGGCAGCTAAGTTTGACGCTGACTCCTTTGATAACGCACAGATAATCCTTGCGTTTAAAGATGGTTCATTCAATGCTGATACTGCTACGAGGGCATTGTTTGATGACGGCATATGGACACTTGGCAAACTTGATGCTTCTGCAAGGATGCATATACTGCCTGTCCATATTGACGCTCTCTCCGCAGGAGTTGACCTTACAGACCACAGCCTGTTCGTAGTCCCTGCCGACCATGCTATAACGCTGACTAAGGCAAGTATCATTTCCAACGGTACAGCGGCAGGAATAGATGACTCCAACAAGTGCGTTATCCTGCTTGAGGATAGTTCGTCTAATGCGATAGTTACGAAAGAGTTTGACGCCGACCCTGCTTTTCCTGCGAAGGGAACAGAGGTCGACCTTGGTACTCTTGACACTACGCATAAAGTCCTTGCGGCTGGAGAAAAACTTTACCTGTCTGTAACCAACGGAACTACGGCGGCTCCGCCTGCGTTCCTGTTGCAGTTGACTTATACGATAGCCCCGGCATAAAGACATGCGTTATCTCTGTACGGCTAATTGTTTTGACCGGAAAGGCAACAGGTATAAGGCAGGGGACATAGTTGAGTATGGAGATAATGACTATGTGTCAAAATGGTTTGAGCCTTTAGAAAGGGAAGATGAGGCAGATGATGCTGTACTCGTTGACGAGCAGGAAAACACACTTGTGGAAAAAGAGCCTGAGACTTTGTCCGAGTTACAGAAAATCATTATGCCGCCTGAGCCTTTCACACAGCCTGAGCCTAAAGAGGAAGTTGTTGAAAAGAAGGCAGTAAAAAAGGTAACTAAAAAGGCTTCGCCTAAGAAAGCGAAGAAGAAGTAACAATGCGGGGAGGGTTGTATGACTCTCCCCGTTATTTTTTTATCTTTCGTCTGACATAACATTGAAAATAATAAAATACGAATATAGATATTCCAACAAGGAGTGGTGAAGTATGGCTTGTGCAGGATGGACAATTACACCTAACGCTACGTTCACAAGAGTGCTTATACTAAGGGATTCAACAGGAACAGAGATAAACGTCAGCGGATACAATGCAAGGATGGACTTTAAGCAGAAGGAAGGACTTAATGAGACTGTTATATTCAGTCTTACTGACGGAGACGGACTTACCCTTGCAGGTGAAGATGTTGTATATGACGAGGTAACTTATCATAATGGAGTTATTAGAGTAACGGTATCACAGGCAAGGGCCGAACTGCTTGCGGGAATGAAGGGTGTTACCGACTTGCTTATTGAGGCTTCTGGCACAGTAACGAACCTTTACAAGAACCCTGTAAAGACATGGTATTGCACAAAGGGAGTTACTGACGCTTCTTTCTAGGGAGGGCATAATATGACAGAGATAATCGAAGTAGGCGAACTTATAGAGATAATCGAGGTTGCCGATGTTATAGAAGTGCTTGACCTTGACGGAGGAGTACAGGGACTTCCCGGTACTGCGGCAACAATAGAGGTAGGCACGGTTACAACAGGCACACCGTCAAGTGTTACAAATGTCGGGACAACTTCGGCGGCTGTACTTGATTTCGTGCTTGAAAAAGGGGACCAGGGAGATCAAGGCTATGCTCCTTTGATGGAGTATTCAGCCGATGGTACAACATGGCATACGCCTTATGAAGGCACTGATCTTTATATACACTTCTCAATGGATAATGGTGCTACATGGGGAGACACTATTGCCCTTGCTGTTTATACAATGACGTGGTTAGGAAGCGGTGATTAACAATGGCGATAAGATACGGGTATAACCCTATAACAGCAGAATGGGTAGTCCTAAGCGAGATAATGAATGGCTATCCTTTCGCTACAGATGCCGAGACTTTGGCGGGTACGGTAGACGTTAAAGCTGTAACACCTGCAAGTTTGAAGTCAATTAAAGATGTCGATACGGGGATAGTAGGCAAAGATGCCAATGGTGAGATACTTGTCGATGGAATAAATATTGCGACAGATGACCTTGCTAATCCTGACCCACGCAACATTACGTGGAATATAGACGATGGCACTCTTGATGTCGAACTGTATGACGGTGTTGTAATGCAGGTCGGCGAGGAACTTATGATACGTGGCAAGGCTGTAGAGGATATACTTGACGGACAGGTAGTCATGTTTGGCGGAGCATTGGGGGACAATATTAAACTTAAAGTTGCCGATGCTTCGGCAGAGGGCTTTCTTCCGAGGTGGATACTTGGCATTGCTACGCATAACATTGACCAGAACAAATGGGGATACGTTACAAAGGTTGGCAAGGTTAGGGGCGTAAACACAACTGCCTTTGCAGAAGGTGCGGTAGTCTACTTTGACCCGACAACTCCAGGTGGGCTTACAGATACACAGCCCGAAGCACCTTGTTGTAAAGTGCCGATGGGAGCTATCCTTCGCAGTCAGAATGACGGAATAATCTTTGTCAGACCTGAGTTTAACCCCTCAATGTTCCAGATAAATGATGTGCATATAGCAAGTATTGCCGACAATAACATTCTTAAATGGAACGCCACTGCGAGTAGATTTGAAAATGTTGCTTACCCTGTAGTACAGACCATCACAAATGGAGTAACCGACAAAGCCCCATCGGAAGATGCGGTGTTTGATGCGCTTGCACTTAAATTAGATATTGAAGACTTGCCAGCCTCTACGTTGCCAGAAATTTTAGAAGGCGATGCAGGAAAAGTTGTTATTGTTAATTCCACGGAAGATGGCTTTGAGTATAGCGAAATTTCTAGTGGTGTAGATGGTACTGACGGTAACACTATACTCGGCGGCACAGTTGACCCGACAACAGAAGGTGTAGATGGAGATATATACCTTAATTACACCACTTGGCACATTTGGAGTAAGACATCAGGAACGTGGAGCGATCTTGGCAGTATTAAAGGCGCTGACGGGACTAATGGTACAGACGGCACAGACGGCTCTGACGGCGTTGGTATCCCAACAATATCCGAAGGTGATTCAGGGAAGGTTCTTGCTGTTAAAACTGACGAGAGCGGGGCTGAGTGGATCGATGCGCCTACTGGCGGGACATCAGGCGGTGTATCCCTTGGTCTTGTTATAGCATTATCTTAGGAGGGGAAAATAATGGCTGAAACTTTTAAAAACTTTAAATTGGCATTAGGCACTACGGCGGCAGTAGCTTATACTTGCCCATCTGCCACAACAGCGATTGTACTTATGGTTCAGGTAACAAACATCGACGGAGTAAACGAGGCAGACGCCAGTGTTTCGTGGACTGATTCAAGCGATTCCGCCGCAGAGACATATCTCATCAAGGCAGCTCCTGTTCCAGCGGGGAGTGCGCTCGGGGTGCTGTCCGGGAAACTGATATTGGAGGCAGGGGACACTATCAAAGCTTTAGCAAGTGCGGCATCTGACCTCGTCCTAACGGGGTCAGTCCTGGAGATATCATGAGCAGGGGGTATGTAGGGATTCATCCCCGTTTGTCTAATCTGAACGGTCTCGTGGCCTATTACCCGTTCAGCAAGAATGCACTCGACTATGGGCCGAGCGCCAAACCGTTCACGACCGTCAGTGCGACCTACGCTACAAATGGGAAATACAGTGGCGCATATAATTTCACTCCGGCACAAAATATGAAAACGGCAGCAAGTTCAGTATTTTCTCTCCAGACACTAACGATAGGCTACTGGTATTACATGGATCAGTTTGTCGATAGCGCATATAACAATGGCGTGGCTACTGGACAAATAGGCAGCACTGCGGCTAAATACAACTATCACTTATCAGTCTACAGTGGCGGACTGGTCTTAGGTGGATCGAACGGGAGCACTCATGAAAACCTAATTAACGACCTAAGCACATACGGAGGGGTATCCTCTGTACTTCTCGAGAAGTGGAATTATATATCAGGCACAATCAGCGGTGGAGTCGGGACACTCTATCTTAATGGCACCCAGGTTGATCAGAAAACTATATATGTACCAGCTATGACATCTAGAGAACTGGTCGTTGGTTATAATACAAGCAATAATCATGCCGGCTACTCCCGCATCTGCGAAGTCTCTCTGTTTAATAGAATTTTAACTCCGGATGAAATGAAGAAAGTTGCCAGAGGGAATGAACCTGCAGGCGTGATGTCGCTAGATGAGCACTATCATGCAAAAATGGATGGTGATTTGTAATGTATCTCATTAATGGCTCTATAACACCCCTCCCCTTTCGCCTCCATCTGCCTAACGGCTCATCGAGGACAAGTCTGAATGAACTGACTGATACACAACTGGCGGAACTGAACATCTACCCTGCTGACGAGGTGCGCCCAGAACTGCTATCAACACAGTATTACGGAGAGCCGGAGATAAGCATTTCCGATGGCAGGGCGACAGCGGTCTATCCTGTTATTGACTACTCCGAGGCAGAACTTATAACAATGTTTGCGGAAGTGAAAGAAGCAAAGAAAGCTGAAATAACACAATCCCGCTTTGAAGCAGAAACCGCAGGGATATACGGAATCAAAACCGACCGTGAATCACAGGCACTCTTAACAGGTGCGGTTTTACAGGCTGTCATTGACCCGACCTACTCACTTAGTTGGAAAACGATCGATGGCACGTTTGTGTCTCTCTCCGCAGAAGAAATAATGACTGTCGGCAGGACTGTCAGGGAATACGTGCAGTCGCAGTTTAATAAGGAAGAAGCGTTGTGTGGCATGATTGACAGTGCTGCAACGATAGAGGAAGTAAAAAAAATAACATGGAGCGTATATTAATGGGGGTGGTTTAATGGAAACACGGGCATGGAGGGCAACTGTTGCACTAACACAGGCACAGTATGACGCTCTTTCTTCCAAAGATGAAGATGTTCAGTACCTCATAACCGATGCTGAGTATCTTAAAGTAGAGTATTCAGTCAATGGTACTGACTGGACTACCACAGCAACAGATGCTTTGTATATGCGTATCTCAACGGACAATGGGGTATCATGGAGTGAGGCTATTGCTGTCAAGGGTGATGATGGACTTGACGGTGAGATGAGCGGTCCTGCATCTTCAACCGATGGTAACTTTGCATCATTTGACGGAGTAGACGGAACTACACTTAAAGACTCAGGCAAGAGTGCATCTAGTTTCCTTGAAAGTGTCGCAGGAGATAGTACGCCTGAACTTGGCGGGAATTTAGACTTACTCACTTACAAGCTGACTAAGACGGGCGCAGGAGCTTATGAGTTAGGCACAGATGAGAAACAATTTGATTTTAATTTAAATACAGCTTTTTTTACGCTTGTGAACAACACAACAGGGACTACTATAGACTGGCGTAAAAGCAATAAGCAGACGGTCGCACCTACGACAGCACCGACATACACGTTCACCGCTCCGCAGGGGGCTTGCAACTTAGTCTTAAAACTGACACAGCCGTCTACTGCGATAACGATAACCTTCCCAGCTTCTGTCAAGTGGTGCGGCGTAACTCCTGATTTTAATGTAAACAACGGTGTATTTTTTATCTGTTTCTTTTTTGATGGAACAGACTACAACGGTACAGCGGTCAAGAGGGTGTAGATTATGACACAGTATATGAGACCTTCTAGTGATGTTAACTTAAGTTTTGTTTGCTCCACTGGCACAAGCAGATATGCCCTGATTGACGAAATAACAGCAAGCGACACAGATTATATATATGAAGATTATGACAGTGAGTATCAAGAGTGTAAGTTATCAAATCCACTAACGCCAGTTGCCACAGGTGAAGGTATATTAAAATTTAGAAGTAAAACAAGTGAGACAAGAAAAATTATTCCTTCTATAAGGTGTGGTTCAACCATTATAAAAACTGGGGATGCGATAACACCTAATTCCTCTTATACAGAATATACACTTACTCTTTCTTCTGCTGAGATGGCTAATATTACAGACTGGGCAGATGTTAGAGTCCGCTTTTTATCTGGCACAGAAAGCGGGCGTTTATCTGTTTCATGGGCGGTCTTTGAAGTGCCTGACGAAATATTAGTTGGTTTAGAAATGGGGTGTGCGTTTTGAAGATAAACCTATATAAGATAAATTCCGACAAGAGTTACGGAGGCATCGAGGAATCCCACTCCGACATAGACATCGACATCAAGGACTATACCGCTCCGTTGGGATATACTTTTATTCCACCCTCTAAAGAAACAGACGTATGGAATGGCTCGGACTGGGTAGCCCCTTATATTCCTACACTTGATGAACTTAAAAGCGTCAAACGTGCTGAAATTGCAGCGTCAAGGTTCAATGCCGAAGTTGCAGGCATTATGGGTATACGCACAGACCGTGAAAGCCAGGCACTTCTTACGGGTGCATGTTTACAGGCTATTATTGATCCTACTTATACGTTAAACTGGAAAACAGATGATGGTTCTTTTGTGGAGCTTACAGCAGAAGATGTCAAGGCAATTGGGGCTACTGTAAGAGTTCACGTGCAGACACAATTTGACAGGGAAAAGGAACTTAATGAACAGATAGACACTGCAACAACAGCAGAAGAACTTAGCTTAATCTCATGGTAACGGGGTGATAATATGGCACGAACAGATGTTAGTATAGTCAACATAGCACTCTCTCGTATGGGAAGCAGTACGGTTATAACATCACTTACCGATACTACAGACATGCAGGCTATACAGGCTAATCTTATCTACGAAGAAACAAGGGATGCACTCCTTCGTGAGTATCCGTGGCGTTTTGCCACAAGGCATATAAAGTTAGAGCAGAACTACGCCGACATTAATCAGTCGGAGTTTTTGTACTCGTACTGTTATCCCGATGATTGCCTTAGGCTATTAAAAGTTTATTCAGAGGGTAACGAGCGACAAGACGGTAGAGAAGAACACGAGGTATATTCAATCGATTGTTACAACGATGTCCGTATCGTTGCAACAGACATCGAAGATGCTTATGCCGACTATATAGCACAAATTACCGATCCAGAATTGTTTGATGCCAACTTTGTAAGCTGTCTGACATGGAGGCTTGCGGCTGAACTTGCGGTAGTATTCTCTAGGGACTTTGCACGAAGGAATGAACTGTACAAGGTGTACGAGATAGAGATAGAGACAGCACGAGCCTTGGATATGTCGGAAGGGTACAAGAGAATAAGGAATAAGCGTAACAAGTACGCTAGTGCAAGATAATGGCTGAACTTCATACTATACAGCCTTCTTTTACAAGAGGCGAACTTTCGCCCTCAATGTATGCAAGGGTAGACACCGCCCATTATGGTGTCGGTTGCAAGACAATGGAGAACTTCTTCGTACATCCGCAAGGTGGAGCAAGCAATACAGCAGGAACTAAGTATATCGCTACAGCCAAGTCATCAACAGGTGCAGTAAGGCTTATACCTTTTGAGTATTCAGCAACGACATCTTTTGTGTTGGAGTTTTCAGATAAAAAGATGAGGGTAATTAAGGATGGCGCACTTGTGTTAAGCGGTGCATCTCCTTATGAACTTACAACAACATATGCGGAAGATGACCTGTTTAACATTAAATATACCCAAAGTGCTGACATAATGTTTCTTACCTGTGCAGGGTATCCTCCGAGGGAACTGGCACGTCTTGCTGACAACAGTTGGACTATTACTGACTTTGCTTTTAGGAATGGCCCTTTCCTCAATGAGAACGTTGACGCTACAACTTTAACGCTTTCGGCGTATGAAGGTTCAACTGGACTGTACGGTGAGACAGTAACAGTAACATCTTCTGCTAACTTATTTGCAGCAGGAGATGTCGGAAGATGGATAAAGATACGCTATATGCGTAACGAGGAGATGTTGCAAGATGGCAGTCAAGATAGTGGTTCCACTCCTTGGTATGGTAGCGCTTGGCCAATAAATGGTAAATGGGAGTTCCGTTTTAAATATGGAGCAAGTGGGTTAGAAAATTACCGCCTTCAAATATCTTTTGATGGCGGCACTACTTGGGATGATTACAAGGTTTTATCTGTTACAACGTCATGGGATATCGTAACAGGAGAACACAGGAGAGAAGATTATGGAGATATAACTCCTAATCTAAGAATTTGCTCAATAGACGGTGACGCAAATAGAATCGACTATGAACTGCGCTCTTTAAGAGAAGAAGTTTTAGGTTTTTTAAAAATAACAACATTTTCATCTGCGACATCTGTGCTTTGTGAAGTAAAAAAGGACTGTTTATATATTGCTAAGGCTACTAAGTTTTGGAGTTTAGGCGCATGGGGAGCAGTCCCGGGCTATCCTGAGACAGTAATGTTTTATCAGGACCGGCTTGCATTTGCCAATACAGCCAATAACAGACTACGTATTGACCTCTCAAAGACAGGTGATTATGATAACTTTGATGTTTCTATAGAGGTACAAGACGATGACGCTATAACAGTGCCACTTCCTGCAAGGAGCGTTAATGCGATACATTCAATGATTCCTATGCGGGAGATGCTTTGCTTTACGTCAGGCGGTGTATGGTCGCTATCGGCAGGGAGTAATTCAGATACAATAACTCCATCAAGTATAAAGACAGCTCACGAAACATCATTCAGGGCGGGTAAAATAGATCCTGTCGTGATAGGCAACGTAGTCTTTTACCTTCAAAGGTTCAGTAATAAAGTACAATCCTTGACATTCTCAGATACAGTTTATGGCTACGATGGAATAGACATGTCGGTAATGTCGGAACATCTGTTTGAGGGGCATTATGTCGTGGACTGGGATTATCAGCAAGACCCGCACTCAATAATATGGGCTGTGCGGGATGACGGTGTTATATTGGGATTCTCCTTTCTAAAGGAGCATCAGGTACAGGCATGGTATCGCAGACCGCTTGCCGACAGCGGAATTGCCGAGTCTGTTTGCGTTATTCCCGGTAATCTGCAAGATGAGGTTTACTTCGTTGTCAAGCGCACAGTCAATGGTAGCGTGGTCAAGTACATTGAGCGTTTGGAAGTGCGTGAGTATTCCGACCTTGAAGATGCGTGGTTTGTGGACTGTGGCGTACTCTTTGAGGCTGAAACAGCAACAACAACGGTAACAGGGCTTGGACATCTTGTCGGCAAGTCAGTGTCAGGTGTGGCAGATGGCGTTGCCTTCACAGGAAAGACTGTATCCGCAGGCGGTACTATAACGCTTGGAACAGCGGCAAGCAAGGTTATCGCAGGATTGCCTTACAACTCAAACTTAGAAACGCTCAATATAGAATTTCAGACTAACACAGGCACAGCACAGGCAAGGAAGAAGCGTGTCGGTGAGGTCGTGCTTAGACTTAAAGATTCAAAGGGAGGCTATGTGGGACCCGACAGTACACACCTTATGCCTCTTAAATATCCTGCAAACGCAACATACCCTTACACAGGAGATGTGCGTGTAACAATGAACAGCCCCTTCAACGAAGAGGGAAGGGTATATGTCAGGCAATCTGAGCCTTACCCTATTACTATATTGGGAGTGCTTCCCGTGGTAACTACAGGTGAGTAAGATAGTTCCTTACGAGAAATGGCATGGTGAGGCTTTATCTAAGAGGCTTCACCCTGCCAATATAGCCGAGATATGGGCTATGGCGCACGTTGACGGACTAACAGGCATCAATGAAAGTATTAGGGTATCAAAGAAAGCATGGACAGGTCTTGATGAAGAAGGGCAACCGCTTGCCATATTTGGCGTTTGCGAAAGGGATATGCTTGCTACGGTAGGCAATCCTTGGCTTGTGTGTCGGGAAGATATAGCCGATTACTCTTTCGTATTCCTAAAGACGTTCAAACGAGCCATAAGAGCCATGCAGGAGGCATTCGACATTCTATCAGGCGAGATTGACGCAAGGAATATCGAAGTATTGAATATGTGCAAGTGGGCTGGATTTGAGATAGAAGAGGCTAGACCTTACGGAATAGAGGGACTTCCCTTCCACACAATAGTCCTTAAAAGGAGTGATAAGTAATGTGCATAGCGACAATGCTTACAGCTATGGGTATGTCAGCATCAACAGCGGCAACTGTAGGCACAACAATGCAAGTAATAGGCACTCTTGCCTCCGCAGGAGCGCAGTATCAATCAGCACAGTATGGTCAGGCTATGGCAACGCAAAACGCTAAACTTGCCGAACAGCAGGGCATGGCTTCTTTAACTCAGGGAAGGCTTGAACAGGAGCGTATAGCAAGAAGGGCAAGGCAGATACAGGGGCAGCAGAGAGCGATGTACGGAGCTTCGGGAGTGGATATTTCTTCTGGATCTCCTCTTGAAATACAGGCAAGCACAGAGTATATGGCGGCACAGGACAAAGCACTTGTCCGTTACAACGCTGAACTTAAAAAATGGGGCTTCGATGTAGAGTCGGCGAACTATAAAGCACAGGCAAGCCAGTACGGAAACATGGGCAAAAGTGCACTCGTGGGTGGTCTTTTGGGTGCGGGAAGCACCATACTTACAGGAAACGGTATGTTAGGTTCAAAGTTGGGACTGAATGGCTCTACGGGGGCTGGATATAAGGCTACGGGATTAGAAGTCCCTCCGTTGTATAGGTAGGGGTGATAAGATGAGAGTACCGAGATATGATGAGCAACAGGTGGGAGTGCCTTCTGTACCGAGTGTGAGGGTACAGGGAAGCACTTCTGCCGATGCGTTTGGTGCAGGAATAGGTGAGGCACTGCAGAGGGCAGGACAGAAACTTGCTGTCGTTGCGGCTAAACAGCAGGAAGAAGCCGACCGTGGTACATTCGCATTAATGTCCGCAAAGGCTAACGCTTACGCCGAAGAAATATACGCCAATGAGCAGGGTAATCCTGACTATGAGGGAATGAATGATAGATTTAAGAAGTTATGGAAAGAGTACAAGGAGAAGGAAATACAGGCACTTCCTGACAGGCTGAAACAGCAAGCCTCACAGATGTTTGACATCTCAGGAATGTCTTATGACGGGAAGTTTAAAGGGCTATTCATACAGAAACAGAATGATTCTATTAAAGCTGGGTATATGCAGACAATAGATACTCTCTCTAAAAATGGCGATATAGAGGGAATTAAAAGGGAAGTACCTAATATGGCTTTGCTTTCTAAGGTAGAGCAGACAAAGATTATACAGAAAAGCGTCAAGGGTATTCAGCTTGATATGATTGAAAAGGTTATTGATGAGAATCCAAATGCCGAAATAGATAAATCTGCCTTTGATATGTTAGACCAAGGTGATTGGAATAAGGTTGAGGATATGAAGAAGGCTGGTATCAGGCAGCAGGAAATAGAACAGAATAAACAAGATGCTGAATTATTTGACAATACCTACGGGCAAATAAGAGGCAAGAAACTTAGTTATACGCAAGCGTTGAAAACTATTGATGCTACTGGCTTATCTGAAAGAGAAAAATGGCAGTTAAAAGACCTTGCTGAAGATGTATGGGAAATCGGCAAGGGTACAGGTGGAGTAGGTGGCGGCAAGGTTAAAACAGATGATGAAACTTATTTTTCATTACAGAGTATGGTAATGGATAAGACTTTGTATGATAAGTACCCAACTTGGGAATCTTTCTATGGTGCATTTAAAGGTTCACTTGGCAAGACAGAGTTGAAACAATTTCTAAGTTATTATAAAAAACAGGGGCAAGATGATGACGTTGAGCCTGTCGTTAAGTTTAGTAGATCAAGTGAAGCCAATAATCTTATGCAGTCTATTGGAATAAAAGACAGGACAGAAAGGCTTGGCTTTATTACTAATCTTAACGAAACAGTTAAAATAGCAGAAAAAACTAAAAGGTCTTTAACAGGACAAGGTTTAACTGATGAAGAATATCTTGGTGTACTTGCAGATTTTGGGAAGAAAGATGTTCTCGAACGTAAAGCATTAAGCAAAAGAAGTATATTTGGCAGAGATGAGAAAATAGATAAATGGAAAGTTCCGCCTGATGCTGAAAAGAGGCAGGATAAAGAGGGCAACGATATTTATGTTGTATTCAGAAATGGACAATGGCAGGAATGGATGCCTGATGAAAAACCGAAAGGTACAGGTAGGGATTAGGAGGCTATAATATGGCACTTAGACCATTAGACGATATAGAGCTTGAGCAATTCGGGCTTGAAAATGATGCACAGGCTATAGAAGAATCTGCTGTATTAAAGCCTCTTGCCCCTAAACAGGTAGAGAACCTTAAACTGCTCCGCAAGGGTACAATGGCTTATGACCTTGCTGAGAAGTATAAAGACTCATGGGGACTTGATGCAGAATCCCTTGCTCAAAGGGCAGATGTTAAAGATACGACAGGACTCCCTGACTTTGTACTTGACCGCAAGCCTGAAGTAATTAAAGAAACTATTGACAAGAAAAAGTTTGAGAAAGCACCGAAGGTAGACTGGAATGAGATGGAAAAGGCATATCCCATTACAGGTAACTTTCTCGGTGCTAACATGGGGTTCGCTTGGGATGACATAGATAACCTCAAACAGCACGAGAGTATCTTCTCTAAAATGGGTACTGCTTTCTCAGTGGGTAAGGATATTGGTACGGTCGGTAGACTTGGCACAAGGCAAATGTATTTTGAATCTGACAATAAAGCACTTGAACAGACTATATCCTCTTACGAAAAAGGCATTGAGGAACGCCAAACTAAACTGGCTGAATCTAGTTTGTCTGAACGTATGTTACAGGGCTTGGCTGAAATAACAGGGCAACAGGTTGAAACACTTAGGAAGGTATTGGCTTATGGAAGCGCAGGCATGGTCGCAGGGTCGTTTGTTCCCGGTGTTGGTAATGTAATAGGTGCTGTAGGAGGCGCAGTTACAGGGCTTGGCGTTGGTGCTACATTCGGTGCGGCTGAATCTATATTCTCTATGGAAGCAGGAAACGCATGGAGGGAATATAAGGATATTCCTGGAGTAGATGACGATGTCGCAAAAGTAGCCGCCTCTATCACAGGGCTTGCTAATATGGGCAGTGAAGTCCTTTTGGGGCTTGGCTCAATAGTATCTCCCTTTAAGTCAGCATTTGCCAAACTAGGTATAGGTGGTGCTGATGCAGTACGAAATGCTATGCTTCTTACGTTGCAAAGACCAACAGCAAGAACTGCAATAAAGAATTTTGCTAAGACTTATGGTACAACTTACATTGAGAACGTAGCACAGGAAGTTGTACAGCAGGCAACAACACAGATGGGCGGTTTGGCGGCAACAAAGCTGTCAGGTATTGACGAGAGTAAGTATACCGACTTAAACCAGTTTATAACATCTCTTGTGCAAGAGGCAAAAGGTGCAGCCGAAACATTTGCACTTGTGCCTATGCTAGGCTCGGCGACTAATCTCTCTGTCGACCTTAATAGGGCTAACAGGGCAACACAGAATACTGAACTATTCAACGAACTTGCTATGGCCGCTAAAGACTCTAAGGTAAGACAAAGACTCCCACGTGCTTATAGGGAACTTATTGCAAGTGCTACAAAAGACGGTGGGCTTGAAACTATCTACATTGACTCCGAGAAATTCCAGACTGTTTTTGGGCAATCGGCGGCTGATGTTGCAGAGGAACTAGGAATAACGGAAGAATACGAAACATCGCTTACAGAGGGTGGAGACCTTGCGGTCAATACTGCAACTTACGCTGAGAAGATTGCAGGAACAGACGCTCATTCAGCACTCGCAGGAGGTATCCGTCTCAAAGAAGGCGAAATGACAGCAGATGAGGCACAGGCTTTCCTAGCTGAATATGAGGCAGAGAAACAGAAGTCTATCGAAGAAGCTAAGTTAGCCATTGCACAGGAAGATGCTTACGGTGCTGACCTTGAAATGGTGCGACAGGAAACTAAGGCTATGTTGCTCTCTAACGGACTAAATGCCGAAGAAGCGGAAAGTAATGCCTTGCTGTGGTCAGCATGGGTAAACACTCTTGCTAAGTCAAGGGGCATTATGCCTACAGAGCAGAACGCAGAAATAGGTATGCGGATAGGCTTGCCTGAAGATGGGAATGGCACTGTGTTGGGGCAGGATGTTTCTAATTTAAAACAAAAACAAATTGACATAATATTAAAAAGTAATCCTATGAAAGATGACATACATACAGGAATACGAACAATAGATGATATTATGACCGCAGAAGAAGCATTTACTGAATCAGAAGATGATTTCACAGATGACTTTACAAAAAAAGATATGAATAGTGCATTAAAAGTCGGTGAGATATTTATTTATTCATCTAACCCTATCGGTAATGGTGTGTTTGTTACACCCAGCAAAAAAGAAGCACAAACATATGCAGGAAAAGGTAATAAGGTTTATTCTAAAAAAGTTAAATTAATAGATGTCGCTTGGATAGACGCAGGACAAGGGCAGTATGCTCCTATAGATGGAAATGGAACTGTGTTAGACCAGCCTGTTTATCACGGTACGCCTTACAGGGGAATAGATAGGTTTAGTCTTGAAAAGGTCGGCACTGGCGAAGGGGCGCAGGCTTACGGATACGGGCTTTACTTTGCCGAGAACAAAGAAATAGCAGAGTGGTATAGGAAACTAGATTGGTCGCAAGGAATAACTGTTAATGGAAAGGATTACTTTTTATCAATACCAGGAATATCTCCTTCTTCACGGATTTTTACCATAAAGGCAATAAGGGATGAAATGGCAGACGGTGGGGATGTGCTTGAAAGGGCAATAAATAAAAAAACACAAGAGCTTCAAAGGGCTAAAAACACAAAAGACAAGGAAATGTTGTCTGATGTACGTAAGGCTCTTATAGGTTTAAGGCAAAAAGATTTTCAGTTTACGGAAGGACAACTTTATAAAGTAGACATTCCAGATGATACAGGACAATACTTAATATGGGATACTGCTTTTAGTGAACAGAGTGAAGCGGTAAAAACAGCGTGGAAGGAATCCAAAATTTCAGAAAGAAGCATTTATGAGTTGCGTGTTTTAAAGCGTAACGAAAACGCAGTTAAAAGTGGCGAAGAATTTTATTCAGAGCTTTCTGAAAATCTTGGTAGCGATGAGTCTGCTTCTTCTTGGCTCAATGAACATGGAATTATCGGTATAAAATACAAAGATGCCACAGCTAGAGGCAAGGATAAAGAAAGCTATAACTATGTAATGTTTAACGAAGATGCCATTCAGATACTTGAAGAAATATACAAGCAAGATACCCGTGGTCAAGTATCCTTTACCGAAGGTCAGTCTTTAATCTCTTTCTTTAAATCCCGTGATGCTTCAACCTTCGCTCACGAGATGGGGCATATTATGCTTAAAATGACCGAGATGTACGCTTTGCAGTCTGCACCTGACAGTCAGATAGCTAAAGACTTCGCTGTGTTAAAAGAGTATCTCGGCATGTCAGAGGGTGAAACACTTGCATCTCTTAATGCAGACAGGCTCACAGAGGCACATGAGAAGTTTGCACGTACCTTTGAGGCTTATCTTATGACAGGTGAAGCACCTTCTGTCGGATTAAAAAGAACCTTCCGCAAGTTTAAGGAATGGCTTATTGGGATATACAAGGAAGTATCTGCACTTAATGTAGAAATATCCCTTGAAGTCAAGGCTGTATTTGACAGAATGATTGCCACTGAAGATGAGATAACTGAAGTTGAAACGCTTGCCAATTACAAGAAAGATGTTACTCAGATGGAGGGCGTTGAGGTAACAGCGGAAGAAGCTGAACTGTATGGCTCGCTAAAAGAAGAAGCAGAGGCAGAGGCACGTGAAACTATGCTTGCTCGCTTGATGAAGCCTATCGAAAGGCTATTTAAGAAGGATAAGCAGATTGAATATGCACGTAAGATGGCAACTAAACTTAAAGAGATACGTGCTATCCTTGAGAAAGAACCTGTCAACAAGATACGTACGCTCCTTGCTATAAGTGAGAAAAAGGGTGGCATTACCTTTGATTACTACGAGTCAGCGGCAATTATGAATGACTTGGTATCCTCACTGGGTATGGCTGTAACGTTTGGGGAGCGTGAAATATCCGACATTGACACTATCATTCCTACGTTCAACAGTAAGTGGTTCAGAAAAGAAGGTGGCACAGATCCCGAAGTTATTGCTATGGAGTACGGATATTCTTCTGCATCAGAGATGTTCCTTGACCTTGCAACAGCAAGGGATATAGACAAGGTTGCACAGGAGAAGGCTAAGGCTGAACTTGATGCTGAGTTGAACGTAGACATAGACCCTGAGTCTGTACGCCTTGCATCAGAGAAAGCTATACGTGGAAAGAACAGGCTTGAACTGCTTGGCATAGAATGGCTTATCCTTGCGAAAAAAGGTAAGGCGGCATTGAAGATGGCTTATGCACGTGCAAGGGTACAGGCGGCTAAACGCTCAGCAGAGAAACATCTTGACGGACTTCTTTGGAAAGATGCTATTGCTTTCAAAAGGTTTATTGCCCTTGAAAGAAAGGCGGCACTTGCGGCTGAACGTGCTATCTTGAATAAAGACATGGACACCGCACTTGCTCAGAAGGAGTTGCAGATAATAAATGCCGCACTTGCAAGTGAGTCCATGGCACGAAAGACTGCCTCTGATACAATGGTCAAGTATCTTAAAAAGATGGCTGGTCGCTCGAGAAAACAGACATTCGGCATAGCCCCTGATGCACTTGACCAGATAGACACTCTCCTTGAAAGGTACGAGTTTAAAAAAATATCCGAAGATGAAATGGCTGTACGTAAGGATATTGCCGAGTGGATAGCTGAACAGCAGGAGTTAGGTATCCCTATAGACTTACCGGAAGATATACAACGACAGCTTAAACAGAAAGACTTTAATACCCTGACGTATAATCAGATAGAAGGCCTATATAACACTATCAAGGCAATAGAGAAGATTGGTAAGGGTATTATGCTTTTCAAGAAAGCGGAAGAAGCACAAACTTATGATGAAGCGGTCGAGGCACTAAAGAAGTCGCTTGAAAAACAGAAAGTAACCCGAACACATATAACCTCATCTGATCCAAATATGCGGAAACTTGAAGCGTTACATGGTATGCCTGATGCAATAAACGCACAGTTGGAAAAAGCGCAAACTACCTTGCTTATGCTTGATGGCACTAAGGGTATAGAAAAACCTGGTGCTTTTACGGATATACTTTGGAGACCTTTTGCAGATGCTATCGACACTAAGGTACTTCTATTAAAAGACTACACAGACAGAATAGACAATGCAATATTCAAGCACTATGGTCGTGGTCAATGGAGTAAGTTTCTTAAAAGGAAAGTGTTTATTCAGGAGTTGGGGTACTCACTCACAGGTGAACAGATATTCTGTGTCTATATGAACTTAGGTACAGAGACTAATAAGGTTCGTTTGATGGAAGGCAAAAAATGGAGTGAGCAACAGGTTGAGGCTATTATTAGTAAGTTAGATAAAAAGGCACTCGACCTTGGGCAGGACATGCGGGACATAATTAACACACTGTTCCCGATGATGAAGGCACTCAACAGAGAAGTCTTGGGGTATGAACCTAAGACAGAAGAAGCTATCCCTATCGCTACACAGCACGGTGTTTACAGAGGCGGGTATTATCCCCTTGTGATCGACTACAGCAAGCTCGTTGATATCAATAAGTCTGATGAGTATGAGCAGGGACTTACTAAGAGTCAGCCCCCGTTCAGGGCGGCAACAAGGCAGGGTGCTTATAAAGCAAGGGCGGCTCATGCTAACTATCAGGTAAGGCTTGACCTTGGCGGGCTAAGAAAGCATCTTGAACAGGTAACGCACGACCTCGCCTTTAGAAAGGCGGTTATAGATGCTAACAAGATATTGTTTAATAAGGAACTGCGTGTAATGATAGCGGAGCGAGTTGGTAAGGTTGGACTAAAGGTAATGGATGATTGGGTACGTGATGTTGCTACGCCTCCTGCCACGCCAACCGACAAGCTGTCTAACACACTGAGGCATCAAAGACATGCGGTTACAGCGGCAATAATTATGTTTAAGCTGTCTGTATTGATGTTGCAGTCATCTGGGTGGTTTAACTCAGCTAATATTCTTGGCAAGAATACAGCTAGGGCAATGGCAATGTACTACGCAAGACCTTGGACATGGGCTAAGGACTGGAAGTTTGTTATGGATATGTCTCCATTCATGGTAGAACGCAACGGACTGATTGAAACGAGTATGCGTGAGTTCCTGCTTGACAAGCAGTTTGGTCAAATGTCAAGAATGGACAAGAAGATAGCTATGTCAATATTCAACTTCTCAGACGGAACTATCACTATCCCTACATGGCTAGAGGGATATAGGGTGGGGCTTGACCTTTATAAAGGTGATGTTGATAAGGCTGTTGGATACGCAGATGACATAGTAAGACAAACACAGGGCGGGTCAAGTATTATTGACCAGACTAAATTACAGAGAAATCAGAGTGAGCTTGCTAAAGCTATTTCAATGTTTACTCAGTATTTTAATGTAGTCTATAATCTTGCAAGAAGGGCTGGGCATGATGTAAAGTCAGTAAGGAATGTTCCTGCTTTATTGGGATCAATGCTTATTCTCTTTATTGCTCCTGCTATTTATGAGGGCATGTTGAGAGACGATGACCAGCCTGAAGAAGATGAAGAAGGAATGTTTGGCGGTTGGGGCAAGTGGGCATCTATTAAGTCTGTCAACTACGCTATGGCAACAGTCCCTATCTTGCGTGATATTGGTCCCTACACTATGGCTAAGATAACAGGCGTTGGGTATACAAGCTCACTAAGGTTATCCCCTATGACAGCATCACTTGAAAGTTATATCAGAACTGCTAAAATACTTTTAGATTCTGATGCTGAATGGGAGGACAAAATAGAGAAGGGTACGGAGTCAGCATCTTATCTGACAGGATCATCTTTACAGCTACACACTGTAGCATGGAACTTGTATCATTATCTAAGTGATGACCAGCCTGACTTAGATTTGATAGATATAACTAAGAAGCAGTACAGGCGTAAGTAACAACAACAACAGAAAGGGTGATGTATTATGAGTGAGAGAATTATGCCAAAGACATACTTTACCACAGCAACAATTGCATCAGGGGCTTCACTTTCAGCGGAGATTGACGGTCGTGGAATGAGGCTTGTTAAGATATTCATGCCGACAGCGTGGACTTCTGCGGCTATAACCTTCGCAGAGGCAGAGGCAAGCGGTGGAACATTTGATCCGCTTTATACAGACGCAAGCTCTCCAGCAGAGGTAACTATTCCTGTGGCGGCATCTCAGACTGTCGTTATCGGCACGAACAAAGACAGCGTTAATGCCATGGGGTACTTCAAAGTACGCTCTGGCACTGCGGCATCTGCTGTCAACCAGGACGGCGCAAGGGTAATCGGACTTCTCTTTACAGGAGCATAACTTAACTTTTCAAGGGGAGTAGGGAAACCTGCTCCCCTAATAATCGGAGGTGAAATAATGGCATGGACACCAAATGAAAAAGTATCACGTTGGCTTGTATCTGCGAGGAAGTGGGGAAGGCTTACCGACTTACCGCCCGCACTTATACTTGCTGTCATCCAGCAGGAGAGCGGAGGCAATCCGCTTGCGTCAAGGCATGAACCACGTTATCTCGAACAGTACGGAAGCACAGATAAGTTTAAGGGTATTGTAGAACGCACGATGCTCTATCCACAGGACATAGCTACATCTTACGGACTTATGCAATTGATGGTCCCTACAGCATGGGGTTATCTTTCAACGCAACACAAGAATAGCGATGTAATAGAAATACTGTTAGACCCCGACTTGAATATACGATACGGTGCGGCTCATCTGTCGGCACTGTTTAAGAAGCATGGAAGCATAAAAGGAGCGGCAGGAAGATATAACGCTGCCGGTGCAGATTCACGCTATGCAAAAAATGTTGAGGCATTATACTGGCGGTACGACAAATGGATCGGTGAGCAGAATGGGTAATCTTACAAGACATTTTAACAGGGAAGAATTTAACTGCCCCTGCTGTGGTACGAACAATATAGATGATACTCTTGTCAAATATATTGAAATCATTCGCAACGAGGTCAATGTACCGATAAGCATTATCAGTGGGACAAGGTGTGAAGAACATAACAGGAAGGTCGGTGGAGTGCCTGACAGTTCCCATCTCGGAGGATACGCCGCTGATATAACAGCGCGTGGTTATTCTTCAAATGCACTTGGCAAGGTTATTAAGTCTCTATGGAAGAAGGGAATGTTGCCTGAGTTGCAGTTTTGTTATCTTATAGGAAGTTATTCGGTACATCTCGATGTTGATAAAAGCAAAAAAAGCAAGCGATGGCGTGTCTTCGCATTTTAAGGAGTGATTGACTATGACAACAGAACAAATGGAAGAAGCAATTATACGCATAGATAAAAATGTAACACAGCTTGTTGACCATGAAGTTACAAGGGATAGTGGGATCAAGGAAATAGTAAAAGAAATAGAGGACCACGAAAACAGGATTTGTAAACTGGAAGACTACGACCTGAAGGACGCTTATCTCAAAAGGATAATCTTTGCGGTAATTGTGGCACTCGGAGGATTTATAGCGTGGTTTATAAACGTGACAAGACAGATATTGGAACTCCTAAAATGAAGATAACTACTGACATAAAAAGCACATGGTACGATTCTGACGGGTGCTTATCGTTACCCAGGTTCCTTTCCTTTTGGGCGTTTGTCTTCTGTGTTATTGCTTGTTTTATCTCTGTGATAATTAATTCTTCCGGCAACGGAGCTGAGGTATTGCTTGGGCTGTTTACAGCTTCGGGCGGAATGTATGTTGGCAAGAAGTTTTCAGAAAGGGGGAATCCTAATGTCCGACAATCTGAACGAGACCACAACGAAGATTAAAACACTTTTACAATCAGCGTGGAACAAAATAAGCCCGTTTAAAGAGATAATAATAATAATTTTTGTGTTCCTGTTTATTTTTCTGCTGATAAGTACGTATGCGGCAAGACTAGACAGGCGTGTCAATTTACTTGAAACAGAAAACAATATAAAGGCTGAACAGCTAAGAAAGATAGAGGAAGCAAGGGTAGACATTTGCAGACAGTTACAAATTCTTATGGAAGCACAAACGGAACTTCAAAAGGAGAACGACCAACTTATAAAGGAGGCAGGGCGCATTGAATACAAGAAAGCTATTAAGATTCCTGACGCTGATGTTCTTGATCGTCTTAATGCTCTCATCGAGGACATACGCAAACGCAACTCAGATTGACTCTAAAAATATATTACTCCCTGTCGCAGATGCAAAAATACTTATTGCTGAACAAGCGTCTCTTACAGGGGAAGTTAAGGCTCTCAAGGAAGCCCTTGCTTTAGAAAGAGAGAGCAACACCGCAATATTAAAGAAAACAGAGGAATATATAAACGCATCTTTACAGGAGACTAAACTTTTACGTGAACAAAACTCTATCCTGCAAGAGCAAGTCATCCTACTTAACAAGAAGGTTGTTGCAGAAAAAGCAAAGGGAATTACTGCCGGTATAGTTATTGGGATTGTTGTAGGAATAATCGCTTCTGCCTCAATGTAATATTGACACAAGTGCGACATGGGTATATACTTCCTTTAGCGAATCCTCCTTTGAGTCATACAAAACCTCCTCTCTCCTTTTGAGAAAGGGAGCCTCCTTAAAAAGAGACTCCCTTTTTTATTTTACATCTTATCTCCTGCCCCACTTCCTGCTGTAAATTAGACAAGCCAATTCGTACAACGAGTATTTAATCCTCTTTCTCAAAGTATGGGTGTTCATCTTGTATAGACTTGCCACAGCGGTCATGTTTGGGAGCTTAGATTGACCTATTTGTGATACGTCTTTTAGGATAGAATAGTTCTTCGGAGCAATAACCTCATAGATTCTGAAATTACCTTGGAAGGCATCAACTCCTCCGTATCGTCTGATTATCTTCTCGAGTTCCATAACTGCGTCTATCCTGGCATCAATATATTCTGTCGCACCACCACCCTGCACTCTGACATTTTCTTCTTCACAGCCTGAGTGGGCTGTCGCAATAAGGAACATCATATAACTTGATGGCATCGGGATAGTTTCGTCTATAAAGGGCATCAGCCCTCCTGCGTTGTAGGATAAAAACTTTTCCAATAAACTTATAATGTCAAGCACTCCATGTGGTATTTCTTCAGGTATCTTAGACATCTTTCATTCCAAGGTATCCTTTGATTTCCCTGACTGCCTCATCACACCCTTTGCAAACTGTCGTATAGTATCCCACCTCATTCAGCTTGTCTATCATTACTTTCTGCTCCTCCGAGACAACACCACCTTTTTGACGCTTCATTTCTATGAACATTCCATGGTACTGCTTTGTCGGGTATGCGAAGATTATATCGGGAACACCAGGCTTTACTCCTTCCCTTTTAAGATTGATTGCTGTACGGATATGTCTCTTGCCGCCGTTAGGTACTGCGAACAACAGTTGGTACTGCAATGGAGTAAGTATAAGCTGTGCTATCTCAAAGAAGGTACATTGCTCCTCAGCTTCTAACGGTACGTTTACTGCCATACCTTTTTCTCTCCTTTCGCTTGACCCAATAACAGCAACCTTCATATAAACTGGGATACCTGTTCTGCCTCGGTCGTGTACAGTTTACTTGTGGAACAAGCCCTGAATAATCTACGGAATGGCAGTAGTTGCACTCATCGCATCTCATTTAACTTTTGCCTTTTTTATTTTCAACTAGCTACAATTTGTAGCCAGTTGACTTCCTTCAGCTTTCAATCTTGTTTTAAGCACACTGCCTCTTTTAAGTCGATAGTTTATATAACTGTTTTCATTCCGCATCTTTATTGTAGCAAGGTTGCGTATTTCTGCATAGTCCTGTTCAAGCCATAGCAACTTTGTAGCAATAGCAGATAGTTCTTCTTCAGTAATAATTATTTCTTCACTCTTGCATATATTGTCAAGCACCCTGTTGCATACCTCGTGTGCGTTTATCTCATAAAACTTCTTCATATCCAACCCTCTCCATTCCAACATTTTCTGCACTTGCTGTGTTCCCTTACTCCATCGCACACTTTAAATACTTCCTTCGGACAAGTATATGCCCTGATAAATGCCTCTAACTCATTCCTGTCTTCTGCGGCAACGTGCCTGTCAAGAAAGCGCATTATTAAGGTTATACGTGAATCGACATTGTTGTCCTCATAGTTATAGGTCATATGTCATCACTCCCTCGGATCAATAGTCTTTCCTTCACAAGCCTCGATATACCACTCAGCATACTGCCTTACCTTCTGCATCTCTTTCTCAGGAGCATCTTTTAGCCCGCACCGCAAAGCATATTTAATCACGTTGCCCCATAAGAACCCTTTAAACTGCTCAGGTGTCATTAGCGTTTGCATTATCTCTATCGGTTGCTGTTGTAACTTCTGATAGTGCGTGGCATCTGAGGCTGAACCTTTATGAGTTTTGTTTGTAGATTGGAAATATTTCTTAAATCCATCATTGAGTGCTTGTCCAATATCCTTGTCCGCCATTGAATAAGTAACTTTATAAGTGCTTGTGTTTTCTGTCTTTGTTTCTATCGGCTCGTATTCATCACACCAGTAGTCAGCTTCTACAAGTAAATCAGATTTATCACAATGGAACATGTTACGGATATTGACTTTACAGTGTATACAAGTACCGCATATTTTAAGCATCATATCTCCTCCCATACTTTCCTCGCAAGCCTTACCCTTGATGCTCCGCCTAATGGAATGTCAAAGCGGTTAAGGCAATGTGTCATATAGTTTACAACTGTACGTTTGCTTATCCCCATAGCATCAGCAATCTCTTGATTATCGTAACCATGCGCTATGTACGTTGCTACTTTGAGTTCCTGTGGGGAAAGTCTATTGAGGCTCATTTTTTATCTCCTTTAAATCTTCCTTCAGCCTCTCATGGAAACTATCTTCTCCGTCATCGTCAGATACAAGCCAGTCAATACGTTGGGTATAGATATAAGCCTGTATCAACAAGTCATACGCCTCGATAAACTGTTCAATAGTCTTAGGGCTATACTCTTTTCCTATCTGGTATCCGTACTCGTCTAACGTCTGGTCATGGTTATTATCGATAAGTTCCTTAATGTCCTGTGCTATATCCCATATTTGCGACTGATGATAATTAAAGTATCCTCCGCTCATTTCTCTACCTCCTCGTTCCAGCAGTCTCTACAACTTTTATCCTCCATACATTTTTTGCCTACTCCTAATTGATACGGGCAAAGTCCGACTACTATTAAATCTTTAAGGTCTTCATCCTGCCACACTCTGACTATCTCAACTGCCTTGTCAATCTTTCGCATTAATTCATCTCCTTTGAATCAGTCTCATAGTATTGACTTAATGCCCAGTGTTCGCATGTGCCTGCCTCGCAAACCTTGTGCATCTTGGCTATAACTCGGTTACAGTAACAGCCTTCCCTGTCCCAGATTGAGTGATGACAGGTCTCACAAGTGTGCAACTTGTAAGTATTACTTACAGGTTCGGTCATTCCTCCTCACCTCGTGCCTTCCAGTCTCGGCAGACATGATTATCGTCAACGTGTACCATAAAACCGTTCTTGACTATCTTGGGAGCAACACAAATACGCCATGCTGGGTTGGTGTAGTGTATGTAATATTTGCAGTTTTGACAGCAGGCATCAAGCGGTAGCGTCTCGTCTGTCATTCTATCTCACCTCTTGCCTTGCGGAGGACCTTAATTATTTTGTGCAGGCAATCGTCACATGGATTTTTGACAATTGCCACACAGGATTCACAAGTAAAATCAGCGTGTTCTTTTAACACCTCGTACATCTCCTTGTTGATTGCCTTGAGTTCTTTAATCTCCCTTCGCAGGTCAGGTAGTTGCCACGCGTCAGACAGTAGTTTAGCATTTGCCTTGATCTGTTTCATGCTTATATGGTTATCTTCGTTCGACACTGTTACGCATGTGCTAACTTCGCAGATATCTACTCTTTCCCCTTCTCGTTCTGCATAAACCATACATTCATCAAATTCGCGATCATGTTCCATAAACCACGGTCCCTTTGTAAACTTAGGCTCGCTCATTCCGCTTCCCCCTTCGCTTTCTCCCACTCTTTAACCGCATCCTGTAACATGCACGGTCCACCCATCATAGCGTATACCTCGTTGACAAGTTTTACTATACGGTCTCCTGCTTCTTCCAACTGTTGCACTTTTTGCAACAATTGATTCCGCTCAAAACTTAGTGACTCGGCTATCCTTCCCATTTCTCTTGTAAAACTATTTTCCTGTGTAGGACTCATCCCTCAACCCTCCTGTTCCATACGGCGATTGCTTCGGCTGGATTATCCTTGACTTCTGAATGCTCAAAACAGTTTTGACAATATAAGAAAAAGTAATAATTTGTGCCAAAAGCGATTGGTTTCTGCCCACATTTACAATCCTTGACCGCCTCCATCACTCCGCACCCTCCTTCCCCGCTAAACCGCAATACCCCTCGTTCTTAATCTCTGGGTCAAACCACCGCCATGCCATACACTGATAAGTAACGCAGTCATTTCCAAACGGACACATTAGTTTTTCAGCTTCGTCAATGGTCATTTGTTATCCTCCTTTACAATCCCCGCCCACTGTTCAGCCATTGCCTTTGCTATACCGGGGAAGGTTTTTGCCCTGTTTTTCGCCCTGTCTATTGTGAACATTCCTTTGTGTTTTTCGTTATGTTTATTTGAATAAGATCCACTGGGACACCACGTTTGCTGCGGTTCAACAGTATTTGTTGCTTGTAATATCGGTAATCCTTTAAGCCATAACTGTGTGCGCTTTGTATATGGATGTCCAAATTGATATGGCTGAATTACCTGGTTTGGGGCTGGCAACTCGTAAATTTTTGAGGGTAAGGGATTTTCAATCGCTATTTTTTTACATGGAGCATTGTAAAAAAACATAAAAAATTCTTTAGCTTTAAGCCCAATCTCATATCTTTTAATATTCAAAGTGTGATTTTTCCATAAGTGTCTTGCCCCTGCATTACTAAGATAAGTACACGGCGGGAACGCAATTATCATGTCCCACTTTTCTTTTAGCAGGGGCAATACATCCTGTTGCAGATGCCACTCTGGATGCCCCCCGCTGCAAGGTTCAATATCGCAACTATAAGCATCGTGTCCCAGTTTCCTTAGTTCAATTGTTACAGCCTGGCTTTCTTCACATGCAACCAATATTTTCATCTTAGCATCCGTACCAATCCCTCTCCTCTCTCTCCTCCCACTTATCGCAGGAGTTACAGGGCTGTTTTATTTCACACGTTCTCAGGCAAATACCGATAACATAATCTTTAAGTCGCAAATGCCTACAGGTGTGACAGGTTTTTTCTTGCTGTTTTTCCATTAGTCATAATCCTCCTCCCTCTCTAACGTTTCCGCGCATTCAGTGCAGACTACGCCAGCGTCTTCTCTTGTCTCGAAGTCCACGACTTCGTATGATGGATCGCCTCAGCAGATTTCCTTCTGACAGATAACGCAGATCATCGCTTAGCCTCAAGGGAGTTTCTGAACAACTCTATGTCCTCAAAGGGGCAACCATTATCAAACAGTCTATCCTTACAGTCCTTCGAGCCACAATAAAACGGGTCTGACTCCATACAGCTTGTAAGCAAATCGCATAGTGCCTCAACAGTGCGTTCTAGCATATCCAACCTTATCTCCTCGACAGAAGGTTTCTTCTCCATCTTCGCTCCTTCAACGTCAGGGTCATGTATATCTTCTTCCTCATAGGTGTGCAAGCACCCCTCACACACCACCCCAATCTTACGCCACGTGTTGTCAATAATGTCATAAGACCGCTCGCCCTTGTCTATCTCCCTGCCACACTTGATGCACCTTTTGAGAATCATAATATCTCCCCCTTAAAATGGTATTTCTACTTGACCAAGTTCGGGACCCTGCTCAAAGTCCAGATTGAAACTCTCCGCTTCGATAGGCAATTCAGCCTCAGTTGGCTGTGTATCCTGCCTTCTTTCAAGCAAGACTACGTTGTTGACATGTACGACCCAGCTTGACTTTTTCTCACGGCTCTGATTAGTGTATTTCTCTTCCCTGAGTTCACCGTCAACCGCAATCCTGCTCCCCTTAGAAGTATAGTTGCCGACTATCTCGCCTGTTGACCCAAATGCCACACATTTAATGTAGTCCGTTGCCTCCTGCTTCATTCCGCTCTTATCCTTCCATGAGCGACTGACTGCTATCGTAAAAGATGCAACCTTACTCTCTCTGCCACGCATCTCTGCATCCCTGACCATATTTCCAATCAATATAACTTTATTGTAACCCCTAGCCATTTTGCTTGTCCCCCTCAATATACCTTATTTTTATTCCGTTGCTCTTTGCAAACCCTATCTCTTCACAAGTTCCCGTGCTGTTTTTCCAGTCTCCGACCACCCATAACTCATCGCAATGATAAAGGAGTTCTAAACATTCAGCCATAACGTCAACGCCTGGGTCAAGGTAGCCAAACAAATGTATCGGACTGACTGGGATAACGTGCATCTCTTGGTATGACACAAAGTTATTGTTGAGAATTTCACTCAGCCTTGCCTTATTAAAATCAGGATCGTTTCGGAGCGGGTGTGCGATGTAGACCAGTTTCATTCTGTGTCCTCCTTAAACAGCTTCCCTTGTATCATAAAATCATTCAATCTCTTCTTGCTTGCCTCGTAGTAATCTTTGTCAAGTTCAAAACCCACTGCATCAAAACCCATGTCGTAACAAGCTATCAGGCTAGAGGCTGAGCCAACGTGTGTGTCTAAGATTAAATCGCCTTTCTTGGCGTAGTTGTGGAGCAACCACTTATAGAGCTTGACGGGCTTCTGGGTGGGGTGGATGCGGTCTGATGGGCCTCTTTGTATTTGGTAGTCATTACCAATGACGTTCCCGATGTATGTGTAGGAAAACATTTTGATGTTTGTCCTCATGCTGCAAAAAGCATATTCGCAATCGCTCAGTGTTGGCATAGGGTTTCTTCGCCCAATGTTTACACCAAGCTTGTTCCATACAATTCCTCCTCCCACAAGTCCAACACCATCGAAGAAATTGGCGCCCCAAATAATTTGCTCTTTGCTAACGCGCCTTAGTTCGTCAAAGTAGTCAGCGGATGGCGGCGATTCGTCCCAGTTCTTTACGGCGTATTCCTTATTGCTTGCGCCGGAAAGTTTTGATTTGCCGCAAATCCCTATTCCATAAGGCGGGTCGCAAATAGCTAGCGAGAAGTGCTTATCCTTATACCGCTTCATGCCCTCCATGCAATCTTCGTTGTAGTATTCTATCAATCCCCTTCCTCCTTTTTGACCTTCCTGTAATCTCCCTCGTTCGGCAACCATATCTGTTCTGTCATCTCTATTATCCTTGAACATATTCTTTCTGACCTGTCGCTCTCCCCCTCTTTCCCCTTCAGCATAGACTTAAACTGTTGCATACCAACTGCATTTGTTGTGATAATTGTCTGTAGTTTATTGTTATAGCGGGCATCAACTATCTTAAAGATAGTCTCATCGCCGAAGTCCTTGAACCGCTGTGTGCCGCAATCGTCTATGACCAGTATATCAACCACTTTGGCTCTGTCAAGTAGGTCTGTAGACCCATTTATTACCTCCTTTCTTATCTTATCAAGTAACTCAGGAAGTGAGTAAAATAGCGCACTCTTGCCATGTTCTATGCCATGGAGTGCGACAGCAAGGGCAAGGTGTGTCTTTCCGCAACCTACATTCCCTCCGATAAGCAAGCCCCTTCCATTCTCCGCACATTCAAGGGCAAGCCCTTTTGCCGCCATAAGCTGTACCGACATTCCTGTTGTCTCAAAGTTAGTGAAAGAGTTCCGCCTCCTGTTCCGTGGGATCATTGAAGCCTCTAGCATGTCTGTCTTATTCTTTGTTTCCTTGACTTCTTTTACCCCCTGGCAGCACTCGGCGGCAACCTTGACTACGGTAAAGCCATTAACCTGTGTCTGATAAGGTATAAGCCTTGCCATTGAGTGATGGCACTCTGTGATGTCCGTACATACCTTGCAGTCCTGTTCGTGGTCAAACGCCCTACTGAGTTCGATAAACTGCTTATCCTCTACTTGGTATTCCTCAAAGTCCCCGAACTTCCATTTGAGCCAGGTTATTAAATCCCGCCATGCTGCATCCTCATCAAAAGGTTGTTTCATCGCTTCTTCGATAGTTTTACTTTCCATACTTGGCAATCAACCTTTCCTGTTGCTCTATCTCCTCTTTTGTAAGTTCACCCTTGAAGGAAGTGGACATATTGAGATAATCTTTCCAAACGTTTGTTGATGAGATGAAGGTTGCAGGGTGCTTTGTGAATTTCTCCTCCCTTCCTTCTTTCTTGCATATCTGTGCAAAGGCAATTGCAGCTTTAATAATGTCGTTAGGGTTCTCCTTGTCATTCATACGTGCGATCCAATTTTTCCTCGCAGCACTCTTTTCTGTTTTTCTTGGATAAGCATTATAGAACTCATCAAATAAATCCAAATGCTCACTGTTGCTTTTATCCTTACCCTTCTTTGGAGAGGGTTTAGGTTTAGGAGAAGGAACAGGATTAGGAGATGGAGAAGGAGCAGGAGAAGGGGATGAACTAACGTCAACATTTAGATCATCTAAAACGTCAATTGAGATGATCTCATTTGTATTTTTAGATACCCTCTTATTCTCCCGTGCCTCTACCGCTCGTTTAGCCTTCTCACTGCGTTCAGGAGCAAACATGACATACCGCTGATGCTCATCCCAGTCATGTATATAGTATGTTCCGTCATTATGCTGTTCTAATAGCCCACAAGCGAGCAACGCATCGACAAATTTATGAGCGTCTCCTGTATATCCTGCTTCAATTGCTATGTCATACTCATCCATATCTGTGAGAATACCCTTAGGATGGTTCATAGCTGTGTTTATCCATAGGTCAAGCAGGTAGTCCGTACTCCCCTTACCCAGTAACTGTTGCAGTTTAAGTCTCTTTCGATGACCCTTGAATGATATGCTTATCCTGATGTCCGTATTCATTAGTCGCTCTCCTCTGAGAAGAAGGAGGGATAATACCCTCCCTCTCCTACTTCCCTTCCGCATCTTTCTTCGCAACAGAGATAACCTCTTTCAGTTCATCTTCAGTAAGGTCGTGCCAGTTTTTAATGCTGTCTTTCCCTGTTACGCCCTTGAGATAACCCAACATGTCCTCTTTAGGCATCTTTAGCCCGTTGATAAGCACTCCATAGGCTTGTTTAATCAGCTTGTCTTTGGGGGTTTCCTGTTTAACTTCCTGTTTAACAGGAGCTTTAGCTTGTGCCTGTACCTGTGTTCTCCCCATAGCTGATTCACCGTCATCATCTTCTTCTGATACAATGCCAATCATAGCCGAGAGTGCATAACGCCTAGCGTATGTTATAGCCGAGCCGACCGCCTGCGGATCTAGTTTAACAAGCGGCATCTTTAGGGACCCTCTGACCCATTCCCCTGAGATATGGGATAGAGTTGTTTCAACGATAACACCGTTACCTTCATCAAAGGTTGTTGTCTGAATAACTGCAAGCCCGTTATCCGCAAGAGGCTTCCTTGCGACATCCCAACACCCTGCAAGCGTAGTATATTTACTCTTAAAGAATGGATTGTTGGCATCCTTGCTTGCTGTCTCCATGACGGACTGGACTTTAACAAGAGCCTCCGTCAGCTTAGCAATACTTTCTGTCTGTTTGCACATTTACTTATCCCCCTTCTCAAATCTCTGCTTTGCTTTATATAGATTTCTTGCCGCACAAAATACTTCAAACCCCTGTACTAATCTCTCCTTAGCTACAACATGGTCATCGAACCCTTCATCCTCGCTTCGCCCTACCCTCAAAAGGCGTACACCGTCAACCTTATAATCATTCTCAAGGAGCATAGCATAATAAGCAGATACTTGATATTGATGCTCGGGATATAGCCCCTTTGCAGTCTTAATATCAATAAGCCAATACTCATCGCCAATCATACCGTACCAGTCTATTGTACCGCCGTACTTCAGCATCTCCGATACAAGAGGCAACTCAATGTGGATAGTTTCAATAGGCTTGCCTAATCTGCGCTCCCACTCAAAGTAGGACAAGAGGCTATTTTCTGCTGCGCTTATCTGGTCTTTTGAGTATGCCCCGTAGTCAACCTTATTCCCGCCGAGATGCTCTTGTATCATCTCGTGGGCAAGCGTGCCTATTTTGGCTGTTTCATCGACATATGCGGTACTGTCAAAACCTTGCAAGCCTAATTGGTTGGCCCACTTGATTAGCCCATTTTTTGCAATAATGCCAAGGATCGTGGTTACGCCCGGGACTATTTTCCCATCCTTATCCTTATAGCGTATATGCGCCTTACTTGCCTTCGATGGTACTTTTTCTAGCTTACCCATTAAACTTCCTCCTTATCGTGAATGTTGCCGATGACTTCACAGGGCATTGACGCTAATACATCGAATAGCCATTCCCAATTTCCATGATTGTCCTTTAAAAGATAACCTGCGTTACGGGCAATAAAACGCACTTCTGACTTAAATCGCGCTTTGACATCTATTATGTCCCCCTCAAAAACCTTTTGCCCCTTGTCATCACAAAGCCCTGTAAACTGTCCGACTGTGGCGGGGTCAACAACATATTCATCTTCAAGGTCTACTATCTGTGCCCCTGGATAATCTACGTATGAGCCATAAACCCAAGTACCAACCTTCATATTGTCTTCAAGGTACTTAGGAATTTTTGTAATTTTTCCCCTAAACAATATCTCTCTATCCATGTATATGCCTCCTTGTCCAGTCTACAACCCGCCTAAACAATCCACTTTTCTTCTTCCACGTGCGTGAGATAAGCCTCTTCTCTTCCGCTGTCAGCCGACCATCTCCTTTGATGTCAACTAAAGCAACTCTGTCTATCTTGTGATAAGGCATTGAGTCCTCCCCTTTCCTTGCCTAGATGTACCCCACGATACCACTCTAGACTGTTTTTACATACGTAGTTTTACTTATCCGTATTTATACTCTTCTTCCGTATATCTTCCTTAAATCCGGCCCTATAAGGCATATAATAATACAACGGGCATATCTTGTTACAGCAGTCCTCTTTACCATCGACATAATAGCCACAACAGACAAAACACTGTGCATATATCGCCTCCCGTTGAGTCAGATGCTTGCCCTCACACATTGAAAGTAATTCGCCTTCACCTTTACACCGTGCTTTCCTTTCCTCGCCTCCCTTGATGCGGAGTACCTGTTCTTTAATGCCATCAAGACGCTGTTTAGTCCAGACATCCCCTTTTTTTAACATATCCCTACCTCCTGTGTACATCCCGCCCACTGTTCAGCCATGGCTCTTGCGATGCCTGGAAAGGTTTTACTTCTAATCTTTGCAGTCCTAGGGTCATTCCACGCAATAATTTTTCCATTCTCATCTCTCGCACAGTCTGCATGGGCATTGACGGAGTAGCCCCCTGGCTTTATTTCACCCATATCTACAATTTGTGTGGGTTTTAATAGAGGGAGGCCTTTAAGCCATAAGCAGGTGTGCTTTCTAGCATTATGCCCAAACTGGTAAGGCTGAATAATCTGATCAGGTTTTCTATATACGGAAGATATGATTCCAATAGGGTTTTCAATGGCGATTTTAGTGCAGTCGGCATTTGCAAAAGCCATAAAGAATTGGGTTGCCTTCTCTCTGTCTTGATGTCTTTTAAGAGCTTTATAGCCGTACTTAGCCACATTAAACCAACGATTACCTGCTACTGAGAGATATGTACAAGGAGGAAAAGCTATGATCATATCCCACTCTTTCTTAAGAAGTGGTATTACATCTTCCTGTAAGTGCCACTCGGGGTGTCCCCCGCTGCAAGGTTCAATGTCGCAACTGTAAGCCTCGTGTCCCAATTTCCTTAACTCAATACACACAGCCTGGCTTTCCTCACAGGCACAAAGTATTTTCATATCCCTACCTCCTGTCCCATTTTTCCATGATTATACAATACACCTCGTACGATACAATTATAATCCCTGCGGCGCACATTCCTGCAACAAAAGCCGCTGCCAGAATATAAAGGGCTAGCATGATAACACCTCCTTATATACCTAGCCGACTATACAGCCTTGACGGATTAGCAAGAAACTGCGGGATAGAAGTTCCTTTTATCGCTGAAAATTTGGCGTTACGCTGTGATTTTTTAAAAGGTTTCCCATCTTCCGTAAAAGTAACATCACCGCAGCGAAAATCTATATCCGTAAAACTTATTATATACCCTCCGTTGATGCTCCTAAATAAATGATGGTTACAATGAAAACCCTTGCTTATCCCTACATATGAGAAATACCCCTGTCTGTCATCACCGAGTTTATTAGCTGTTACGATAAGCCCAACTTGATCTATTTTAAATGTTGACATTACAATCCCTCCTTATGATTTTTAATATCCAGTTTTTCTTTTATAATAATTTCTGTTTCATAATTTACTAATGCGGCTTGCATTGCCAGAAGTCTTGATGTATCATTTATCTTTTTAATTTTTTTAATATTATTTTCTAACATTTCAATATGAGATAAATATTTTTCTATCTCATATATTCTCTTATTTATTATATTTTCTTCTTCTCTAAATTTACGAGAGTGCCAATTATAATTTGTATAGCAACATTCTATTGATCTTAATTTTTCACGCAATATCTTTAATTTTTTATTTTCAAAAAAAGTAGCTGGGGCTTTATCTATTTGATCTTGTATTTGTTGATATTCTTCATTTTTTTCATTAATATATTTTACCCATGGAGCAAAATCTTCACTTAATTTGTTAAGATTATTCTCATATCTTCGTTTTTTTAATTCTAATTGTTTTTTAATTATACTATTCATTTTATTTTTCCTCCTTATGATAGCCTGACCAATATAACACAGGTCAAATATATGACCCCATATGCGCCAAAAATAAATAGTGTTACACCTAAAAACTCTTTCATTTTATAGCCTCCTTATAATATCGAAACTTTTGATATATTGGATATTTATTAGTTATAGGAATGTCCGACCCACTTTTGAGTGACGGACTTGGGACCGTCTTTGTGGTTTAGTGGGGATTACTCCCCACCCCTCACCTCCTCTTTACTTGTTAAATTCTGCAACATAGATAACATGATCAAGCGTTTCTATATCAAAATAAGTATATTT